ATTGATAGTTTCTTAATCCTTCATTAGCCATTGCTTTGTAGTAATAAACAATAGCATTATTAGGATTAATGCTAATAGCTTCATTGTAGTTTTTTATAGCCGTCAAATATCCTGCCATTGAGCTACAAACCACACCTATGTTTACATAAACTTCAAACATGTTAGGACTGTATGCTGTAGCTTTGGCATAATTAATTAAAGCTATAAATTTTTCAAATACGCGACATAAACGAGGTTTTTTAAGAGAAACCTCATATATAATATTACCTTTGTTTACGTATGCCTCAGCATACCTAGGGTCAAGTTTAATAGCTTTACTGTAATTAACTTTTGCCCCTTTTTTGTCTCCTAAAGCATTACACTCTAATGCTTTAATAAAAAAATCTTTAGAATTCATTTTTACGTCCTATGTTTTTTAGTTTTATGTTTTTTGTAAATAATACCTTAGAAATAAATTTAAGCTTATTAACAATTTATTTCTAAGGTATTAACTAATCAGTTTCTTCTACAATGTCAAAAACAAAGTAGAATTCCTCCTTGTCGGAGTAAATTTTTGACTCTATTTCATTACCATTCCAAGTGTAAGCTTGCCACCTAGCGTACCTCCCAGACTGGCTAAGAATAAGAGACTCTCCAACTTCAAGAATGCAAGCGACCTCTAATCTGTTCCCAGACGCGTTAGACGCCTGGACAGACTTAATTACGTTGGCTTTGTTGTATTTTGAAACTTTAATGTAGCTCCGCGCGGAGCTTTCATTTCCTACAAACAAAAGACAGTTTGTAGAAACGTTAGAGTCGTTAGCTCCAATAACCAATTTGTTGTTATCAACAAAATGGAAATTATGGTCTCTCAACTCATCGCCACCTACAACGGGAATAAACCCGCTGTCTTTCTTAGTGGCTCCTTTGATAATAGACACTTTCATCATAGGCTTAGGTAAACCTATGAATTCCCAATCTGTTTTCCAAAATCTTATAAACATTTACTTAACTACCATGTAAGGTTTAATCCAGTCATTTTTGGCAGACCACTCTAATCCGTCCCAAATAACTATTTCAAAGATATCCCCATTTGCTACCGACACTTCTACTTTGTTGGCAAAATTCCTGCCAAAGCACCACGATACAGCGGGAATACCGCCTTTATATGATATTTTTTTTAGTTCTCCCGAAAAAATATCAACGCATGGCTGTCCAATTAACAACCTCAAGTTTTCAAAGTTATTCCAGTTTTTTTCGATAAACTGAGACTGAGTTGTTATTTTCATTTTAACATTCCTCTATTTCTTTTTCAGTTCTAGAAATCTCTTGGTGATTTTCGTCAATCACCACAACAATAAACTTATGACCAAACATATAGGTAATAGTCATTGTGCCGTTTGAGTTTCTGACAAATGTAGCTCCTTTATAGTCAACCATTGCTACCTCCTTCAGAGTACCAGGGTTGAATTTCATTGTTAAGCTCTGTTAATTCACCCCAATAAGGGTTAACCAAAGGAATCTCATAAATCAAAAGTCCCTCATGAGAATAATGAACCCCGTTTGCCGCTATAAAATTAGCGGTTTCCTTTGAAATGAGCTTTTGCTCAATTAAGGTTTTCTCGCCTGTTACAGCGTTTTCAAACCTTGTAATCATTAAATATACGACCATAAGCTGCCTTTATTTACATCTTGTTACTACAATATCCTAAATTTTAGATATTGTCAATAGGTTTCCAGAGAAAATTACAAAATTGCTACAACCCTAAAACCATAGCCAAACATCTTAGAGTCTGGATGATCGCAACTTCTATAAGCACTACGACATGCGTAGCCACTACTACTATAGTCGCCACCTCTCAAGACTTTGTAGCTGCCATTATGGTAAGAAACGCCACAATTTCTGGGATGATTTCTGTAACTTGTAGTCCAATCGTCTAAACACCACTCCCACACGTTGCCGTGCATATTGTACATTCCAAAGTCATTAGGCTTAAAAGAATTAACTGGTACTAATTCTTGCCTGTGCTGATTACCTTTGCTAAAACTATAAGCAACATTAGGATTGTAGTTGCATTGGTTAGAGTGCAGGTAATCACCCATATTAAAATTGGCATAGCTTCCTGCTCTACAAGCATACTCCCATTGAGCCTCCGTTGGTAAAGAATACAACATACCTACAGAACTAGATAATCTGTAACAAAATTCCAAAGCTTCTCTCCAACTAACACCAGTAACTGGGTAATACTCTCCAGATACTGCAACCGAAGTTAAATGCATAAAACACTGCTTTAATGCAGCTACATAATTCCATACAGACTCCGTTATGGCATAAGGTGTCATATAAAATTCTCTAACATCAACTGATATACAAGGAGACTCAGCACTAAAATCTTCCCAGGGTATCTCTTTTCCTATCTTTTCTAAATCAGTTCGTCTAGTCCCCATGTCAAACTTACCACCAGGAACCCTGACCATACCAATTGTAGATAAATCACTTAGTTGCTTCATATTTTAAAACCCTGTTTAACAGGGTTAATAACTCTTAAAATGGCATTGAATCTGGGTTAACTTCCCTATCAACATCTACAGGAGGCTCTTGCGCTGTTTTATTAGCACCTCTATCCGAACCTGAGTTTAGCAGATCAAAGGAAACTACTGATATGTATATCATAGAAGCAATTGTCCCGTCTTTTTGGGTCCATGTGTCTTTTTCCAGTCTTCCATTAATCAAAATCTGTTCACCTTTTTTGCAGTAAGTGTGAACAGTTTCAGCTGCCACTCCCCAAAAAACAGCTTTTACCCAAAGAGTCTTTTTCTCTTTGTTCTTAAAGGTGTCTACTGCTAAGTTAATCTCAACTTTGGATGCCCCAGAGTCAAAATATTTAATAGAAATATCGTTGCCTATTCGCCCACAAAGTATTACTACATTCATACAGGTAACCCAGTAACTACTAATATTTTGCATTAAGTTACTCAATATGTCAATAGGTAAATGATAAATTATTGGCAAACCTCGCGTGCCTCGTCTAAACAGTAATTTAATAAATTAGCGTTTTCAGGAGCAATTGTTTTTACCTTGTCCCTATAAACAGCGCTTATCTCTATCCAATTCCTGCAGTTTGCTGACACACCTAATACTTCCCACCATTTAATTGCAGGTGCAGACCATTTATCAGGAAACTCTTTCTTTAATTGCTCTTTTATCCAAATGTCATTAGGCTTCTGACCATTCATTCTAGGTCTATTTAAATATTTGGTAAATTGCAATATATCTATTTGCCTTTGCGTATTAGTTACATCTGCGCCACGCCTAAATATAGCGTCTCTATACCATTGATGTGGCGGATGAGTACCATACTTTTGTGTATATAAGAAATACACTCTACCCAGGTCTCCATTTCCTTTACCCTCTATACCGCGTCTATAACACTTTAATAGCTGTCCCCGCAGGTATCCTAATTTTTGTTGGTCTTCTTTGTCTAGTATTTCTCCAAAAGTTAGATATGTATCTGGTCTTTCCTCCTCTTCCTCCTCTTTAAACACATGACCGCATTCTGGGCATATCTTAGCAAAGATAGGCACAATCTCATGACAATTTGGACATTCTTTGCTCATATCCACCTCAATCTTTCTTTTGCGAGGCGGACATAAAGTTATCTCATAATTTTTAGTAACTAATCCTTTTCTGGTAAAATTACCACCAAAGTCTAGTAGTGCTACTTCGCTTTTGCCAGGATATATCCTCAGACCCCGTCCACACATCTGTATAAGCAAAGCTAAAGAGTTAGTAGGTCTAGCTAGTATTACAGCATTACAAGAAGGGTCGTCAAAGCCTTCACACAATACACCTACACTTACCAACACTTGTATTTTACCTTCCCTAAAGCTTTTGTAAATTATTTCACGATCGCTTTCTGGCGTATCCCCAATAATACAATCAGCTGTAAATCCAGCCTCTTGTAACTGATAAGACAAATTTTTAGCCTGTGCCACACTAGCACAAAATGCAATAGCTTTTTTAGACGAAAATTCATCTTTAAAAACTTTTACTATTTTTGTGTTGTACTCATCATTGCAAACCTTGGCTAAACTAGCAGAGGAGAACTCGCCAGTAGCGTCTACTTTCAGTAAATCGTAGTTTAGGTAGTTTCTGCCACCCCACCCAAAATGGCGAGCTTCTACCAGAAATCCCTGTTGTATTAACTCTTTAGGGTAAGGAGCTTTAACCAAAGCTTGAAAATATTGGCAAAAACCTTCTTTTGCTTTGGTACGCCAGGGAGACGCACTCAATCCCAAAAAGAAACACTTACTAAGTGCCATTATTCCACCACTGTAATGGTTAATAACTTTTTGCCAAATACTATAATAAGATGTAGTGTGACATTCATCTAATATCACTAATCCTATATCATCTGGTAATTTTCTATTCTGTATAGTTTGTACCATACCTATATGCACTAAAGCATTATAGTTAGGCTTACAATGTGGCGAGAAAATTCCTATGTCTTTAATGCTTATGTTATGCCGTTTAAGAGCATTGATTGTCTGGTCAATAAGTTTAGTTCTATGAACTAAAAACAGAACTTTAGTTCCTTTAGATAACGCATCTGCTATTATTTGAGACGCTATAACCGTTTTGCCAGCTCCAGTTGGAGCATACAATAACACAGACCGTATACCAGAACGAAAAAATTGGTATACGTCACTAATTACTTTTTGCTGATAGTCTCTCAACATAGTCTTTTAACATTTTTGCTGTAACAACTGACTATCAACTAATAACACATAAAACAAATATTGTCAATAGCCCATGAATTTAAATCTTAATTTCAGCTAAAACTTTTTTGGATGTTAACTCATTTACTTTGTGGGTTGCATAAGTAACAGCATCGTCTAAGCTATTAAGCGGAACAGCGTTTAATAACTTACATGTATTATATTGTTTTTGCCATTTATAAGCATTTGATAAATATATGATATCGATTTTATTTACCGAATAAAAGCAAGGATACCATAACTGCGCAGCTTGATCATCTATATAGTTGGCATAATTTTCATTTTCAATTATTTCCCACTCATAATTAGATTGAGATGTTTCAAACACTAATACCATGTATTTTTTCATAACTACTTTAAGTAAAATCATTACATTCATAATAACATATTTCCAGAATTTTTACAATAAAACTTTTAAATCACTAGCAAAGTTACAATTTACACCTATTTACATTGCATACATAAATATACTGCACACATCTTATTAAAATAATTTATTAAAATAGTACAGCATTGCTAAAGAATCAACATTATTTTACTTGTGCAATGCTGTAGCATCCTTAAAATATATGTAAAAAACACTCTAAAACTGTTTGTTTAACAGTGTTATAGCATAGCAATGCTAATGCTTAACATTCTACAGCATTGCTATATTGCTGTAGAATGTTCAAAAAGACAATAAAAGCAACAAAATTGATGTATTGTTGCTTTTATTACATAAATATTACTAGTCAACAGATTAATACATTTCAAACGGTTTTATATTGTTAGTATTTTTTTGTAATACTTTTACGTAAGAATCTATAGCGTGTTGTGGTATTTTAGCTTTAAACAAACCAGTCCAAAAATCACCTAATTGAAGTTTTTTGCCACCGTGACAAAAACTACCTTGAAAAAAGAATGGTGAGAATGGAACTACATCCATTTGGTTAACAACTCGGTAATACAATGGAACTAAATAATTTAGTTTTTCTGTAAACTCTTTGTTACCTACCTTTGGTTGTCCAAAAGTAATTAAAGTTAATTCTATATTAGGATAAATTAAAGCTATATCATAAGCACACAATACAGCTAAAGCTCCACCTAAACTATGACCACATATAACTAAATTGTTATACTGATAAACCATTTTTAGTATTTCTGGTCTAATTGTTTTCCAGGAAAACCAGAATCCACGATGCACAGTTACATTATTATTAAATTTGTAAGGTTTTGTATTTAAATTAGTCCTCCAATCTAATAAAGATTCTGAACCACGAAAAACCAAAGCGTGTGTGTTGTCTAATTTATTTTTAAGCAAACATGCTTCCGTATCTGTTGTACTGTCATAAAACCACGATATTTCATCACCGTGATTCCATTTTCGAGAAGACGGGGTGTCTTCATATACAGTCCTACACCATTCTGCGTACAGCATACTTAAATAATGTATATATTATTATTTTTGACCTTTATCAGATCTGATAAGGGTTAATTAAAGTAAAGTTGTCTGCAAAGATTTCTCTGCGTTTTGAATTCGCGAATTGCAAATTTCTATATACTCTTCATTTAATTCAATTCCAATAAATTTAAACTTTTCCAATACAGCTGCAACTCCAGTAGTGCCGCTACCCATAAATGGATCTAATACTACTCCACCGGGTGGAGTAACTAATTTACATAAATAACGCATTAATTTTGTTGGTTTTACAGTAGGATGTATATTATTAATGCCTTTATCTGCTTTAGAAGCTTTAGGGCAATAAAAAAATCTAGCAGCAGAGCCTTCTTTTGACGTTGGAAAAATCTCTAATACTTCATCACTACCGTCATGAATTAAGTTACCGGGGAAACGCCCCATCTGAATCTCGTTAGTTGCATTTACTTTAATTTCTTTGTTGTCAATTTCAATTCTACAATCATTGATGTTAATAGCTCCAGTACCATAAGTCAACACATTGTCTATGGTGCTACCTTTAAACGGTTTCCTTGCCATAGTAATAGGCTCTAAACTAGGCTTTAATCCTGTTCCCCACCCATTCCATTTTTTTGCGTCTTCTGTAGCTGGTGCAGTAACAGGACAACCTTGTTTTTGATATTTATGGCTGTCAAACGGCAATACCCCATTGGGCTTATTCCATTCTTCATAATTACGCGGTGTGCCATCTGGTCTTTTATATCTACCAATTACTTCTCTATTAGCTCCAGCCGCTTTGTCTATAACTTTAGATATATCAGCGGATTTTGGCATACCACTTCCATACACCCACGCAATCATGTCTCTTATTTCGAACCCTGCGTTTTCTATGTTTACAGCCATTCTATGTTGCGTCCTAGTGCCAGCAAAACTTAACAAATATCCCCCAGGCTTTAGCAATCTTAAACACTCAGACCATACGTCAACACTAGGCACATCATAATCCCATTTCTGATTTACAATCTTGATGCCATAAGGGGGGTCAGTGACGATAGCATCAACGGTATGAGTGTGGAGTTGACGAAGGAGGGAGAGGGAGTCACCAAGGAGAAGGGTTTGGTTATGAGGTGCCATTATTGCAAGTAGTGGTATCAG